AGTTCTGGACTGAGTAACCCCTAGGGGGTTTGTCTAATCACAATGAGAAAGAAGCGAAGGGTTCGCTAGACCCTTGGCTGAGCGGCAGGATTGTTTCCCGTCCGCCTGCCGTCCCTATTAATGGGTTTCTGTATCCTGTAAAGCCACTTTTACACATATCGCAGATTTTTATAAAATTATTTTGTATGCGCCCTAGCCACTACAGAGAACGCCTAGGGAACAAACTACAGTATGCCCTAGGATCGGTTTTAAGCCCTTCTCAGAGGGTCTAGCTAAATCCGGTACTCGGAGACCTAGAAAAAGATCTTCCCGATTTGTTCTAGGTTTGTACTGTAAAATGGAACATTGGTTTTTAATCGGAAAAAGCGATCAGGGAATTTTACGGTAAATGCTCAAGCGCTGATAGCGGAACTCCATAGGGGCGCAAGCCATGGGCGCGCAGATTGCGGAATGTCAGATCGCGTTTGTTGCCGTTGAAAAAGTATATGTCGTTTCTGTACTCGCCATACAGTATCGCAAACGCGACACGGTGAGCGTATAGGGTTTCATTATTAATAGACCCTCGCAGATAGCCGTTTGCATCGGGATTGTTAAATGCTGGCTTGCCAGTCCAGCGATTATTAAATCTGGCTGGCATATCATCGCGGTACTTCCAAGTCAGTTGTCCTGTATTACTATTGTAATCAACTCTAGCTTTGAGTTCTTGTACTGTAGTTTTCATAGTATTAATCCTGTATACTTGGCATTAGCGGGGAATTAGCGGGGAATTAGGAGGATATCAACGGGAAATTAGGAGGATATTAGCCGGATTTCTCTAAGTCATTGAATTTTATGGGGGAATATTAGCCGGATATTAGCCGGATATTAGACTACCTTAGCTGAGTATTTATAAATAAATATGTTATAGACAGCTTATTTATATTATGAAGGGGAGTATGTGCGAGCAGGCGTGTGCGCGGAAATTTCCGGGCAATTTCAATGACTTAGACACTTACTTACTTTAAGTAACCTCGGAGTTTTGATAAACCCTGTTGTAGACAGGTATCGGATATTCCCGGTTTGTTCTCACATTTTGGGCTAGATACTTGTCCTCGACAGTGATTATGCATGTCCTAGACAGCTATAAGCATGACAGGTTCAGTACTAGATTAACCAATCTGGTTAGTTGATAGTACCATTAATAATAATTAGCAGCGATCGAGCAGGCAGGACAGGCAGGCAGGGTCGAAAATGTGTTGGCATTTCAATGACTTAGCGAAAGCCGGGTTGATAATGTGCATTATGTCAATTGTACATAATGGATGACACGTTCTGATCTAACTCATTGAAATCATTGGACTTTCTCGGGCTATCGCTCCCTTTTTTCTGAGCGAGACGCCACCGGGTCTCTGGGCCGGGCGGTGTCAAAATCTGAATAGCCGGACGCGCACCCGAATTATCAAAAATACCGGAGACGATTATGTTAAATTATCTCTTGACTTCATAGCCCGTTCTCCGCTACGGTCGTTGAATGACAAGCAAAGCAACGCCAGAAAGACTGCGAGAAGTCTTTAAGTATGATGCAGCTACAGGGAACCTGACGAGGGATGGGTTCTTAGTGTTTAACACCGTAGGGCCGAGAGGGTTTCTATGCGGTACGTTTGAAGGGAAGTTTTACACTAAACATAGGCTGGCATGGGCAATACACTATGGAGTATGGCCTGTAGGAGACATAAAACATATTAACGGTATTAGAACCGATAACAGGATTACTAATCTTGAGGAAGTAGAACCGTACAAGACGCGAGTTAGGAAAAAGAATATTAATCCATTGCCGACCTATGAGGAAATGGCTGCCGAATACCAGTATAATCCTGATACTGGCCGGATATATAACACATGGAAACAGTGTTTTATGTCGGTACAATCGACTGGGTATCTGTACGGCTCGCACAAGGGTAGGAACCTGTTAGCGCATAGGGTCGCATGGCTGTTATATTATGGGGAGTGGCCTACTGGTGAGGTAGATCATATTGACCACGATCAGATGAATAATAGAATTAAAAACCTCAGAGACGTTAGCAGCACAGTTAATAGTCAGAATAAAGGTCTGGGGATGAGTAATACCAGTGGGATTGTAGGAGTATCTTGGGTTAAAGATACTGCTAGGTGGAAAGCCTATATTGGTATAGAGAATAGGCTGATTGTGTTGGGAACCTTTGTGAATTTCAAAGATGCTGTAGCAAAACGGCGGGCTGCGGAGTTTCAGTATGGGTTCCATGAGAACCACGGTAAGGAAGTATTAATATGAACAAGGAACCCGAGTTTGTATTAGAAATTCGTAAGATCATGAAGTCGGAAGGTCTTAAGCCCGATGAGATTGACCGGCTGGTAGATTTGTGCCGGGAGTTTGTTGCTGAGACGATGGATGCATTAAGCAGTCGAGTGGATAAAATGCCCGAGCATCTGCAAGCCAATACGTTCTTTTCAGCGCTTTGTGTGCTAAGGGAAAGTATAGATGCAATCATGATTACCGGGACGGAAGAAGAACGTGATAGACCTAATTAAAAGTCCTACAATTATTAATGCGCTTTCAGCCTGCCAGTCCTGATATTATACTGGCCCTATGTCCCTGCCGCGCACCCCGATGATGCTGGCGCACTTGGTTAAGGCCGTCTGCGAGAACCACGGCGATTTATTGAGCGCCTGCGGGGACTTGCAGGTGTCCTACCGGCATGTCTGCCTATGGCTGCAAGCCGATCCCGAGGCCGCTGGAGAGGTCAAGAACGCACAGATGATGGGGTGGGCCAGCTTGGAGAATGCGGCCTACAGGAGGGGCGTCCACGGGGTCGAGAAGGGCGTCTATTTCAAGGGAGAGAAGGTCGATAGCGAGACGCAATACTCTGACACGCTCTTGTCTCAGATGCTCAAGGCCCGCGTGCCGGGGTACGGTGACGTGCCCGTTCAGAGCGGAATGACCGTCAATGTGGCGATCATGCCACGCGCAGAGACCTATGAAGAGTGGGTACAGCAGCGCGAACTAGCTCTTTCTAGTAGTCCGGCGACACAGGTCATTACAGTACAGCCAAAAGTGGACGATCGGGTCCAAAATGGGAAATTGCAAGTCGTTGAAAACAAAGGTGATGACTGGCAACTACCTAATAGCCGGATATTAGAAGGATATGAGACGACACCACGCATTTCTGCCGTTTTTGACGAACCAGATAGGTTAGCGCCTTCCTCCTTGAAGGACGTTCTGTAATGAGTATTAATAATAATCAGTTGACACTCGATCCGCGTATCGGGGATGCAGTATGCAAGATAATAGAGCTAGAGAACCCGGATAGGGATTTTCATGTAGTAATAATAGCCTGTCCTGTGGAGGATGACGGTAAGCTAGGTCAGCCTGCGTTCGTGACGAGCTTGATGCCCGAAGATACTGAGCAGTTATTAATACAGATCGCTGGTAACTTTGCTATGATGACAAAGCCGCCTACTATAGACGGTATTCATGTAGCAGACAATTAATGCCAGTTTGGGAGCCACAACCGGGGCCACAAAGCCTAGCGATATCCGCACGGTTTGTGACGGAGTTACTGTACGGCGGGGCTAGAGGCGGCGGCAAGACTTCATACCTGCTAGGCGATTACTTGCAGGACGTGGAGCAAGGACCGGGCTGGAAAGGGATCATATTCAGAAAGACGTACCCGGAGCTGGAAGAGATTGTCGTACAGGCAAAGGAAATGTACTTGCCATTAGGGGCAAGCTGGAAAGTCAGTGACAGGACATTTACGTTTCCTACTGGGGCTACTATGAAGCTACGACATATTGACAATGAGGATGACGCCAATTTGTATCAGGGTCACGAATACAGTTGGGTCGGTTTTGATGAACTGGGTAACTGGCCTAGCCTGACCGGGTATAACAAGCTTAAGGCGTGTTTGCGTGGTACAGACATTAATATAACCCACAAGCGCATACGGGCTACGGCTAACCCCGGTGGACCGGGCCACCATGCGGTCAAGAACTATTTTATTGACCATAACTCTACAGGGTATGAAATGATAACGAGCCCTGAGGGTACGACACGTATGTTTGTCCCTGCTAAGGTGAAAGACAATAAAATATTAATGACTGCTGATCCGCTGTATGTTAGCAGGCTTAGAGAAGTTGGTAGCCCTGATCTGGTAAGAGCTTGGCTAGAAGGAGACTGGAATGTCATTACTGGGGCATACTTCCCTGAATTTTCTACAATGGAGCATGTTATATCACCATTTACCGTACCGAAACACTGGTTACGGTTTATGGCTGGCGACTGGGGAAGCGCATCACCTTTTAGTTTCCACTGGTTTGCCGTCTCCGATGGAACTATTAATGTGCCAGATTTACGGCCATCAGATG